ATCTATCTTTTAAAGTCTCTAAAGAAAAGTTATTAAGATCATCTTCTCTAGAATAATCAATCTCTATCCCCAGATAATCCTGCCTTCCAATCTTTGATGTCATTGATGTCATCCTTTTCCCTTAGTTGTGATTGCCTGTACCCTTTGGTACGTGCTCTATTTTGTTTCTTATAATTTGCTTTGTTTCTTTTATGAAACATTTCAGACCTTTCAGTCTTCCTATCCCAAGACATCCTGATTCTCCATCAGAAACTTCATAAGTCTATCTTCGTACCAACGTGCTTTACGAAGATCTTCTATAGGTTTATTTTTATATCTGAACCTCCACCTATACTTGTGTGAGTTGCCGCGCAGATAGCCTATGAACTCATCAGGTGTGAGCATTGCTTGTATAGAGTCTATACATTCTATGTCACCTGAGTTGTAGTGAGCAGGGCTATCGACAGCATCATCAACAGTTTTAAACTTATAACTCTTAGTCATTGCTGCTTCTGCTGCTATAGGCTCATCCTTGGTAGGGAACAGTGGGTGCTGGTCTGGCCCATTAAGATCATACTTAGCAGGTGTCTTGTAACCTTTGTAACTAGACCATCCTTCTGTTACTTTTAAGTTGTTCCACTCTTCCGGTGTTGCGTCATCAATACTCATCCGTGTAAATATCCTGTATTTTCTGGGTCTGCCTCAAAGAACATCTCATCTACATTTCTACATAAAGTTTTGTATGCGTTCTTATCTACTCCCTTTTCTATTGCTACTGATTTCCAGAACTCTCGCTCATTAAACATTTCATCAATGTCTGGTACAGACTTAGTGTTACTACTATTCATTGCATCTTAACCTTTAGTTTATCATTACGTTTCTTATACTCATCAGACTCTCTAGCTTTAGCATCAATCCAATGATCAGGTATTGTATCTTCACTATACCATCTGAAACCATTAGAGCCAGCCCATTCGCCGTGAGATCTTTTAGTACCGTCTTTTCGCCGCTTGGCTCCAGGCATAGGAGCAGATGGGTTAGCAAACAGAAACACCAACTCAATATCTTTAGGTAGTATCTTCTTAACCCAGATGTACTTGTTGTACTCTGCGAAGTCCCAAAATCTAACTTTAGACTCAAGTAATATCTTCTTGCCGTCTACTTCTCTAACAAAATCAGGCTCATATTTATGCTCAATAACATAGGGGACTTTATCAACATGATGTTCCCAATCTTTTAGGATTGATTCATGTAATACAGCCTCCCAAATAGAGTCATACTTACTGCCATCTGCTTTTAGATACTTCTTAGGGCGAGGTACTCTAGCTTTTCTCCATCCACTGCGTGCTTTCTTTACAGTACTGATGGTACAGCCTCTCTTCTCTTAGCAAAGACCTCTAAATCCTGCATAGTTATATCTTCAATAACATGTCCTAGCTTTGAAAGCTTCTTGATTGTTTTCCTAACCCACTTAGGGCTATAGAAACTTAATCTTAGAGTCCTGTTGTTATAGAAGTACTCTGAAGGTGGTAAGTACTGATAGATATTACTAGTATCTATCTGAGACTGCTCCTCTTCAGAGATTAAAGTTCTTAGCCACGCAAGTAATACTACTTCTGTCTGCCTGCTAATTCTTTTACAGGTTTTAGGGTTCATTTTATCTCCTCTACTCTAGGTTCAGCTACAACTTTAGTGAAGTACTTTAAACCATTTGAGTATTTAAAAACTCTTAGTCCAGCACCATCATTAGAATCTGACCAGCAATCATTCTTGAAGGGACAGTAGTTACAACCTGTAGCTATACGCATGTTACCACTCTTACCTTCGGGTATATCAGTATAGCAGCGAGATGGCGGTTTGTCAATAGTCAAGATTTCTTTTAGTTCGACTATTCTTGTACTGATATTAGGTTTAGACAATGATCCGGGCCTAAGTAACGCAAGCTCACCTGACTCTTTGTTGATAGCTAAGAACCCCCCGTCAGACGTTCCCTCTGCCGCCTCATAGCCTGCAAGCTGTGCCATATACCCAAAGGGATCATCAACAGCTAACGTCCCTTCTGAGAACTTTCTGAAGGCATAATTAGATGCCGTCTTAACATCAACTACCTCACCATTTATCTTACAGTCCATGTGACCTTTGATGCCGTCCACTTCCACTTGTTTCTGCTCATCAGTTACTTCATGTCCTGCTAGTTTTACTAATAGAAGCAGCACTTCTTCTAGCAGATGCCCATAAAGAAATTTAATATGAGTGTGTGGCTGCATGTGTGAAGGCGCATCAAGATCTCTACGGGATTCATACCATAGCTGTCTTGAGGGTTTGCCTATGTTACTCATACGTAGTCCTTTAGACTGCTTGTGAGGCTGTGACCAGTGGACTATAGCTGCTTTCATTCGTTCACCAAAATCAGCAATCATATCATCTGATATATCTAAGGCTTCACCTTGTGATAAAGCATCTAGCTTTTCGTATATATCAGGTACTAAGTTGTCTAAGTCTCTATTCATTTGAGAACCTCTTTAAATATTTTAACGCGTTTTCAATGATAGTTATATCATCACCTAATTTACCAATGCCTAGATTACATGTGTTGCATAACCATGCTCTAAATTCATTAGTCTTATGGCTGTGGTCTAGCACCCAGACCGACCTATCTTTCCAACGGTCATATTTTTTTAACTCTCTTTCTGTCTTAAAACAACAGGGGCATTTATAATTATTGTCTGTTGGCCTAGGATTCTGTAGAGAAAGTTCTTTTCTAACTCTAGTCTTTTCTTTCCTACAAGAACGACACTCTGACCTTCTTGAAGAACCCTCTACTGAAGGCTCTCTATATTCAAAGTCTTTTACTTGCTTGTAGTCAAGACAAACGGCGCATTGCTTGGTGCTCCCTTCTTTTTTAGTGTCAGGATTAGAGAACATTTCAAGCTGTTCAGTGAGTTTCTGACCAGTTGCTTCCAACATTATATTCTCCATCTAGTGGGCATTTAAGATCCAACACTTTACCAGCCTCAATAATAGCCTCAACACCAAGCCTGCCTACTTCATCTGCTTGCGTTGTAGACACCTCTAGTTGCCATTCATCATGTACGTTACACACAAATTTAGCATCAAGTCCAGTAAGCTTAGAATCAAACATAACTAATGCCTGCTTCATTACTATAGCTCCAGCACCCTGAAGCAGTGTGTTTAGTGCTGAGTGTTCTGAGCGTACAAATACTTTACGTCCGTCTAATCCTTTAAGGAATCCCTTTCCTGCCGCTCTCGCAACTCTATCTTTAAGAGTAGAGAATGCTGGTAGATTATCGAAGAAAGATTTTCTAAGTCCTGCACCAACTGATTTACCTCCACCAGCCACGCTTCCAAGCTTCTCATCTCCCGCTCCGTATAGGAGGGCATAGATGAATGTCTTCGCCTGATTTCTTGATTCAAGTCCCGCAAGTTTTTGATTAGTGGTATGTATGTCTCCGTTAAGGATTTCATTTGTGTACTCCTCATCGTTCATGTAATGTGCAAGCATTCGTAACTCAAGACCACTAGCGTCTATGCCTACAAGTTTATATCCCTTAGGTACAGTCCAGCAGGCACGACACTCCTTACCATAAGGTGAGCCACTACTAGGAACCTGAGCCATGTTAGGATTATTGTGAGTCATTCGTCCAGTAATAGTACCGTTGCTATTTACATAGCCGTGGACTCTACCATCTTCTTTAAGTGCCTTAATCCAGGATTTAATCTGAGCCTCACGCTTCTGATACATCAGATAATCTTTTATAAGTTCTGCCTGAGGAATATCTTTTATCTGAGATAGAGTCTTCTCATTAACAACAGGTCTACCATTAACTGTAAACTCTTCGGGCTTCCACCCAAACTCAATCAAGTATTCACCTATCTGCTTACGTGAACCAATGCTGAAGTCAACAGTAGTTACTCTAGTGGTAGAAAAGGTAGCAGGCTGAGATAGTATTTCGTGTTCCTCAGTAGTCAATCTTACACCAGAACCAGAGGGAGTATCCCAACAACCCATCTTAGAGACGCTGCCATTAGCAATGTTTTTACGGTATATAAGACGCTCATCCATCTTAGGCTTAAAGACTTTGGTTACTTCATCTTCTGCATCTTTCATCTTAGTACGCATCAAAGCCAGCAACATGTCAGCAGCATACTCATCAAAGTAGAATCCATTCTTCTCTTGATCTTTAAGTATCTTTGCTGTCTCAGTCTCTAACATAATAGATCTAGGATCAAACCCTACGCCTTCTCGTTGTAGAGATTTGTAAACCTTAACGTTAACTGCAACGTCACGCTTACAATACTCAAGCATCTGAGGGCTATAAGATTCAAACTCTTTAAACTCTATCTTAGCTAAACCTAACTTGCCACCCCACACTGCAAGGCTGTGACCGCCTTCACGTACAGGATTGAACAGTCTGGATAGGACTAAGGTATCTATAATACGTTGACTACCTAACTTAAAAGATGTGAGTTCTTCTAAAGCTGGTATGTCAAATCCAATAATGTTATGACCTGAAAGTTGTTCAGCACCGTTTAGTAGCTGCACGCCTTCCTCTATTTCATCAGGGCCATAAGACCACACCTCACCTGTATCTACTTCCTGTGCAACTAGGCACCAGATCTTGGTGTACTCAAGGCCATCGGTTTCTATATCAAATAATAGTTTCATTCAAATGCCAATGTTGATTCAGGGGATGTATCAAAGTCTATGTCTGAGTCATCTACTTCGTTCAATCTTCCAGTGTCCTTATCATACTGCAAGTAGGTAGCAATACCCACATCGCCTGTATATCTAGACTTCAAGATACGCACACGGGTGGTCGAAGCCACGACAGGATCATCAGCCTGCTGATTACGTTCCAATGTAATAACACAATCACTTAACTGAGCAATAGACTGACTGCCTCTAAGGTGGCTTAGATCAGTCTCTGCGCCTTTCTCATGCCCCTTGTTACCATCAATACGTCTGAGGTGGGACACCAGTATAAGACCCGCTCCTGTCTCTTCTGCAAGGCTTCTGAGCCTAGTCATAATAGAGTCTATTGAGCGGCGTTCATCACCTTCTAAGGTGGCAGATACCATCATGTGTAGGTGATCAATAACCACCCATTTACATTCACAACCAACAATCATATAGCGTAGCTTGCTAAAGATACCATCAATATCATTAGAGCCGAAGTGAGCATGTACCCACACCCTATCATTGTTATCATTATCTAAGAAGACATCATCAAATAAGATGTCCATCTCTTCCCTTGAGTATGTCTCACGTACACTATCAATGTGTAGTTTAGCGTTAGCCTCGATAGACAAGATGCCATCTACAGTACGCGTCCAATCCTCTTCTAAGGCAACCACGCCTATGTTGTCATCAGTCTCTTTTATAAGCCAATGCTCTAGCTCTCGCGTAACACTAGACTTACCTAAGCCTGTGCCGCCTGCAAGTAGCACCAGTTCACCCTGACGTAGACCTTCTAACTTCTTGTTGAGGCCATCCCAAGGATAGGGGATAGACTTCTTCTTAGGTCTGTTATGGTACTTATCTTTGTTCTCACTGACATTGAGTACACCGCTGGGTGTATAGGTCTTAGAATTCCACCAAGAATTAACGTAAGAGCCATGCTGATTGTTACGCAGCATATCATTAGCATCTTTAAAGCCATCAGGCATCACCATTATCTTAGCCTTGTTAGGCTTCAACAATCTGGCTACCTTCTTAGCTGCATCCTGTCCGGGTTTATCAGCATCAAAGCAGATTATAATATTGTCAAACTTCTCAAGAAATTCTATCTGAGATTTGACATCTTTCTCTGCTCCTGCTGCCCCGTTCTTTACAGATACAACAGGCCACTTAGAACCTAGTAGTTCGTATGCAGCCATAGCATCGCACTCACCTTCAGTGATGGTCAGGTACTTACCACCCTTATCACCTACAGTCTGCTGTCCAAACAAGCCACACTCTGACATAGGCCCAGCAGCTACAAAGCCTTTGGTATCTACCATACGTGTCTTAAATGCCACCTCTTCTGCACCATTATAGTACGGATAGAAGTGCCGTGTAGTCTCACCCGTAGGTGATTGTGTAGATCTTACACCATACTTCTTAGCAGTGTTAAGAGTTATTGTTCTGTCTTTTAGTGGAAAGAAGTCACCCTCTTTGATAGTGACATTATCTTTTACAAGCCTTGGAGCTACGTCCATCTTACCCTCTGCATAATTTATTATAAAATCCCCGCATGAAAAACACTTAGCTGATCCATCGTCATTAACCGCCAAGCATTCCTTGTGGTTACATGATGGACAATCTTTGTGTGTCTGTACGAAAGGCATATTATTCTCCATAAAAAGAAGGGGCCTTTACAGCCCCTCTTAGTTTAGTCTACTACTTCAGCTTCTGCTGGAGCATCTTTCAGTGCAGATGATAGCTCACTGGATAGCTGCAACTCCGCAGCTTGGAGGGTTACAAGGCGGTGTCTTACTTCCCCTACCTCCTGCCTGATAGCTATCACATGCCCAACTATAGACTGCGCTGTCTCAGACAAGTCATCTAGACTGTACTCACTGCCATCTACTGTGACTGTCTGCTTATTTTCTTCGGTCATAAAGCCTCCTTTAAAATGCTAGTTCAGTTTCAGAACCCATAGAAGAACCATACTCTTGTAACTCCAAGACCTGTACAGCTTCTAAGATTGCACGTTTGTACTGCTTGTTAGGGCCATAGACTGCTGCTCTCCACTGGATAGCTACCTTAGAGCCATTACCAATCTGAACATCAATCTCATTCTTTTCAGAGTCAACAAGCTTAGGTACTGCATTCTTCTCACCCTTACCATTAACTTCCCATTGATAGAAGTGAACTACAGGATCTTCAGTGTACTTAGATCTACCTGCCTCCTTCAAACCTACGTTAAAGCCTGCGTCCTTGAACTGCTGGAACACCTCATCAGAAACAGCAAGGTTAATCTCATAACCGTTAGCTGTCTGCTGATAGTTGGGAACAGGAACCTTTACGTGTGGGTAATAGGCTTCACCTGTCAACACCTGTGGGATACCATCAATCATTCGCATTTTCTTTTTCTCCTTTAATTAAAGTTGTGCGAGTTTACTACAGCCGGGGCTGCATTGTCCATAAAGAATTGAAATATTTCATCCTTTAATGAATCATCTGTACCCTGCCCTATCTCTAGGTAGTGTACACCTACATCATAGTAATCTAATTCTACATTGCAGGTCATTTTATTTTCATACAACAAGCCCATGTACTTAGAGGCTTGAAACTTCCTGTACTGCTCTTCAGTTATAAACACCATCACCACTCCCCTAATGATTCTAAAAATTCAGGAAAGAATTGTGCAAGATCATCATCTGTTAAATGAACAGCATCAACCTCCTCCATTCTATCTTCAACAAACTCAATAAACTTATTACCTACATACTTAGAAGGCAGTGGACAACCAATGTGTAAGGCAAAAACCTGGCACCACCAATCGTCTATAAAGCTTCTGAGTTCTTGTCGCTGCTCTTGAAGCTCTGAATGATGATCTATTGAACTCATTATTATATCTCCTTTAAAAACTTTTAAAATATTTTAGCATGTATCTCAGGTGCCGTCAAAATAATTCAACATGTCTGATTTTAGTATCTCATCACGTTGAACCTCAAGATATACACGGGTAAAATTTATACAGAAGTCGTCACCGTGCATAAGACATAGAGCCAAGGCCTCTTCCATCAACCCATCACTAACGTCCTCTTCACCTAGGTAAGCAGATGAGAACTTCAATATGTGATTAGACATATCAATTAGATTCTTCATTTACCTTCCTCATCATACCCCTGACTTGGTTGTATGTTGACTGAACAGTAAAGTAAAGTTCATCCTGCCCCTCAATTGACAACAGGTCAGCCATAAGTTGAAGCTCAACAGCGCACTTACTCAGTAAACACTTGTGATTATTAGCATACTTAATGCTGATAACAGTGCAGCCACAGCAATACTCAGCGGGTTTAGAATACTCAGACATGCTTTGTTACCTCCGTAAGACCACGCCATTCGTTAATACTAAACACTCGACCACGCCCGTGATGGGGGACATACCAAGACCTTTTACCGCAGTGTATGCCTACATAGGCTGGCCCAGCGGTGACACCCCAACGCTTCTTAAACTTTCTTAGACGATAGATCATGCTGTAAACTCCATATAGACAGAAGGAGAACCCATCATGCCATGTACAGGAGAATATTTAATGTTAAGACTATCCAATTTACCTGCTTCTAGTTCATAGCCAAACTCATCAGTTGTAATAACAACCTCAACAGTTTTATGTCCTAGATCCTTGGGCATATCATTCATTATAAATGCCGCTAATTCATTATATGTCATTACAATTCCTCACTTGATTCAATTTGAAACTCTATGGATTCTTTATCCAAAACATTCTCAACCATTCTTGAAGCCTCACCTGCATCAATAGCCTTGATGTAGAACCTGACCTCCACCATAAACTCTTTAACTTCAGCGTCACCCCAATGCTTCTCAATCAAGACAGCATCACTTAGCTCACGCAGCCTATCTATATCACTCATAATGGCGATCTCCGTACTGTTCGTTGCGCCTTAGAGAAGGATACACCCAATGTGTCAGCTATACGTTGTATGGTATAGCCTTCCCTTCTCAGTTTAACTATAGCAATAGTCTCAGGATTAACAAGACCATCCAGAGGATAGTTCCTGTATGGGATAACCTTATCTAGATTATCCTGAGATTGTATCGCCCGATAAAACTTATCACTCATCATTCAAACTCCCACTTGATAGGGAGGTCATGCTCTGGAAACAGGCAGATCTCTTCTTCAAAAGTACCTAGCCCCCTGACCATATCCAACACACGTACTACATCAATCTCCCGCATACTTAGCATGGTGGCTATAGATTCAGCGTCCTCTTTAGAGACAGAAGCATTCTCCTGTCGGGTGATAAGTATTGATGTCCAATTAGAACCATTCCTTAAAACCTTTACCGACTTCACTCTATGTAAGTTCATTACTATATTCCTCTTTCCATTGATCAGTAGCAGCCACTAGCTGCCCATACTTTAAGACTTCACGGGCATATGTATCGCCCATATCCCAGCTACCATAAGTCATAGGAGACTTAGCCGCAACCATCCAGCGTGCGTAAGGGTTAGACTTCTCCTTAGCCACACCTTGATAGGTCTTGAGCACCCTCCATTCTATATCTCCCGCCTTGTATACGGCATAGGGGTTATCAACATCCACACTTTTACCAAACTTAGTTCTGCTCATCTTCTTCTCCATACAGTTCTTCCCATTCCCAAGGTGTAATACCTGAGACAATAAACTCACGCATCTCGCTGGACAGGCCAGGCATAGCATTCTGAATCAACTCACCTCCCTGCCAAGCCTCTACCTGCTGCTTAGTTACCGGCAAGTCCAAGATATGAACCCTGCCTGTAGCTATAGATCTCTTCTCAATCAACATCATAAATCTCCTTATCCCACTGTGAAGCCATCGCATCTGCGAGGCCCTGAAACGTCTTACTACGTAACTTCCATCGGTCAGCACTGGGCGGTAAGTAATGCAACCGCATCTGCTCCCGCCGTGGCAACCCATCGTAAACTTCCTTGACGTTCTCAGTTTGTTCTAGCTTCGACAAACCATGCAGCCAAAGCCCTGTCTTTTTACTTTCAGGATGTCCAAACATCCAAGGCTGCACGTACTGCGAAGGCTTGAAAGGCAGCACGCCCACAGGGTTTTCCATACACACCCTAGCGCATACACTTTTAGCAAGCGCCCAAAGGTTTGTAGTCCACTCAATAGACTTCAAACGCTCGTCATGCTTGGGCATACCTCTAGCGTAAGTAGAGTTTCCACTGACCGCTAAAGCTGTGCAAGGTGGGTGCATAATAATTAAGTCCCAGTCCTGCCATGTCAGTGCCGAAACACAGTCCATCTGCAAGTGATATTCACTACCATCATCAGCAGGCAGCAGATCATTAGACCACGCCTCATTACCAAGCTTTCTAAACGCCTCACGTACTGTCCCACTAGACTCACAGGCCACTAATACTTTCATCACTCACCTCTACAATCAATAGTTATTTTTATAGGTGGATTACGTCTCTCGCTCCACCTAAAAGCTTCATCAAGCGCCGCACTACTGGTGGCGTGTAGGCTAAGATCTAGCCCATCATCTAACACCACAGCCCAGCCTGCTGCACCTACCTTCTTCACTACAATTTCACGTTCCATATCATGCTACCGCTATTAAGTTGGTTGCGTCCACTACAAAGCTACCCTCATCCTTCTTAGCTTTGCCCTTGGCTTTCAAGCCTACAATTACTGCACCAGCCTTGACGTTAACAAGGTCTGAGGCATCCCCATCAATAACTCTACGCCCCATGTAATGCTTAGGCATGCCGCCTCTAAACACCACAGACATAGGCGCATTAGACTTCAAAGCCTTGATCACAAACTGCTGGTACTTAGGTTCCCCGCTGTATGAGTACATCAAGTCATAGTTACCGGCAGTCTTACCAAGCCTTGAAGAATTCTTGGTATAGTCATAAAAGTAAATTCCCGGAAAATGCTGGGGTATCCCGTGTTTCTCCCAAGGTATATCCGATAGCACATTCAGGCGCACTGCCGCCTTGACACCTTGCTTGGCACAAAGCTTCTCAAAGTTAGTCAACTCCCTGCGAAGTTGTATAAGAAAACCTTCCTTATCTGCATGCCACCAATCGGTCTTACGCTGCCGCCCAGCCTTGACATTGGCGAACACGCCCATTCCCGCAGACTCCAAACAAGAATCCGCACAGCCAGCGATATGGCGATAGGGGCATAGAATGTCATCAGGCATTAAGGATAAACCTGCCAGCCTATACTCTTCACTGCTATCACCGCTCTTTTTTAGCTTGGTGTTTCC